CTGTTGATGTCACTGCTGTTGCCAAAGCAACCTCTTTTGTCCTTGCAATAGCGTTTAAACGAGCAATCTCTAGTTGTTGAGAGACATTCTCATCATGCTTGCCCTTGAAGTAACCACCCCCAAAAGAAATGGTTACAGACAAGACAAACCCTAAGATTACCCAAGGGTTAAAGATGCTCATGGCGCAGGTGGCTCATCATTGTCATTAGCCTCTGCCTTGGCACTAGCATTGGCAATAGCCTTGACACCAGAACGACCCGCTACACCACCCAACACACCAGTGATAAACACCATGATGGTGCTAATCTGTTGCGTGTAAACCTTGTCAATTGCCGCCATAGCACCATTCATAGGTTGAGTGACAAAAGAGACTGAGTACAGGAACATACCCATAGAAGCCAAGAGGATGGTCACCAAGACCACGATAACGAATGCCCATACTCTGACCTCGATCTCGTCTGCGGTCAAACGGTTGTTTTGCTTGTATCCAACGGTTGCCATTACTTTTTCTCCTCTGGTTTGACTAACATATCAGGACAAGTACCTGTAGCGGTACAAATCGGCGGCTTACATTCATCCAGTTCCCAATTCAGCGGGTCTTGGCAAGGGTAACGAAATCTATCCGAACAACCAGCCAATAACCCGCAAAGGATACCAACACAAATGGTCAGCATCACTACAGAAAAGTCATGTTTTGTCATTTTTGCGTTTCTCCTGTTCAATTTGCCGTCTTAATTTCTCTACCTTCTCAAGCTGTTCCTTGACCTCGTGCTTGGCCTCAAGGATGTCCAAGTACAGCATCGCACCTAAAGGCAAGAGCAAGGCCACCAACACACAAGCAGCTATCCATCCCATTATGCTTTCCCCCAACGACTCAGTAGGAGAAGCCACAGCCACAGGTAGAGGAGGAATATAGTAGTTGCCGCTAGGTACGCTAGTTTTAGCTGGAAGTTTCTTTCTTCCTCCTTTCGTAGCCATACTTCTTGCCTCTTTTTCGCCTCTTGCTTCAGCCTTGCTTGTTCTTGCTCCTCATCAATAAGCTCTTTCATGTCAAAAACTGAACTGTACAAAGCACCCATCTCGGGGGGACTCTGATAGACCATTGTTTCCCTGATCTGGACAACAAGCCTGTCCATCTCTTGCTGTGCCATCACTCTTTTGAGTGCCGCCTCCATGTGGTTTTGATCTGGGTCGTAGACTGTTCTAGACTTTTCTTCTTCTTCTCGTATGTGTGCCGCAAGTTGTTCTTGAAGTTTAAAGAACTCAGTGAGGTTCTTAACAATGTCCACTTTGACTTGAGTTTCGTCAACAGCGACATAAGCAGACTTTTTAGCCTTTGCAACAGGTTTAACAGCTTTAGGCTTGGGACTAGAGCCAAAGAAACCGCTAAGTTTCGACCAGAAACCTTTAACCTCTCTACCAATAGCGATAACTTCATCCGCAGTGGCTCTAATCTCCACAAAAGACTCTTTAGCTTGTTTGTAAAGCTCACAGCCAGCTTGGATGTTCTTAACAAGACCAGCCGCAAGTAAACAGATGCTGATAGGGTCAATTTTGTATCCTTATTGAGCTTCAAGTGCTTTGAGAGCGTCTTGAATTTCTTGAAGTCTCACATTGTCATCCGTTGGCAAAGGAGGTTGTACTTCAGTTTGCATTTCTGGGCTCTCTGTTTGCAACATAGGCCCTGCTCTCACAGCCATAATTGCCGCACCTTGAGATAGTGTTTTCAGCGCATTTGTAACCTTCTTTGTGGTTGTTTTAGCAGTAGACAAATCAATCATTGCTTTTCTGTAATCTGGGTTAAAAATTACATCAGCAAAATCTTTTGGATTTGCAACTACTCTTTGCAGCCAAGGAACAATCTCTCTTAGAGCCAATCTAGCAGGCGCACCTCCACCAGCCGCACCAGTAGCTGCATACACTTCCGCTCCAGACAATCCTCCAACACCACCAGCAGACTCTCCTGCCAATGTCCTACGCATCCAATTCATCGCCAATCTTGTCTCTACTGCATCTTTTGAATTTGGGAATAAATCAGCAAACTCACCTTTTTTATTGTCTAACTCAGTGAGTGCGGACTGAATGTTAAAAGTTGGGTCTGTTGAAGATGCCCCTTTGCTTTGAGCGGCAGTCAATACATCATTAAACTTTTCCCTGCGAATGGTATTTAAAACTTCATTTACTTGACTTTTTGGATGTTTCTCCATGACCTCAATTAAAAATTGACGCTGAGATAACGGTAACCTTTTTAGTTTTGAAATAACATCTTCATACACAAGAGCAGTAACATCTGGTACATCAAATTCTTTTGTCAAAGGCCTGTCCGCAAATTGTTCTATGCGAGCAATGTTTTCTTTAAATTTATCTCTTGCCTTTACAAGTTGGTCAGCACCAGCAACATTGTTGTCAATTGCCTCATCCAAAGACTTTCTAAACCCATTCAGAACAGCTATGGCGATACCTTTTGCTTGTCCCGGCGCAACTCCGTCAAAGATATTTCCTTTTCCAAAGTTTGCCTCTCCAGAGTAAGCAGCTTCTCCCCATGTGGACAAATTTTTCTGAAGCCGATCAATATCAATTTTTAAGTTCGATGCTGGAGTTCCAGCAATAACATTCACAGATGCTGGTTGACCAGTAGGGCCAAGAATAGTTGACGGAATAGTTTGCGAAGGCACTTCAGGAATTACATATTCATCAATAATACGTTGCATTGCATTTTTTACTGGGTCTTGCCCTTTTAATTCAGGAGGAATTTCGCCCAATTTACTTTTGATTGCGTCCACAACAGGAGTTGTATCAATTAGTCCACCAGCTTTCTTTGCAGCACTAAAGTCAGTCCTAGCATCAGACCTTAATTTAGATGACAAAGATTTACCATAGTTGTTAAATGAAGACACAACAGCTTGAGTAGTTTCTGATGGGCTTAGTGTTTTCCCACTTGCCTTGTTAAACAAGTTTGTCAAAAATGATTCAACATCATAGGCTTGTGCTTGTCTAAATTCAACAGGTTTTTGTCCACTAGCAGGAGTGCCTTCAATGGCAGACTCTAAAGCCAACTGCTCTCTGTTTAAACCAAGTTCTCCGGGCGTTAAACGACCAACTCTAGACAACTCAGTTGCTTCTGCAACAGGAGGAAAAACACCTTCTGGCTTAGTAAAAGCTCTTGTTGCTTGAGTAACACCACCCTTTATCGCATATGGTGTTGATTGGATGGCAAGTTGAGCAAATGGACTTTCAGGAGCAACAGTTTGAGCAAGCAATCCTGCTCCACCAGCAACACCAAACTCACCAGCAACACCAGCAGGAGTGCGGCTAAATAATCCGGGTAATCCAGCAGCAGTCAGAGCAGCCGCAGGAGCGCCAGCACGACCAAACTCATAAGCTCCTCTATAGCCTTCTATGGACTGTAGATTTATACCAGTTAGGTTTTTAATTGCTTGTGATATGCCTGTACCTGAAAAAGCATTTGGGTCGTTGCTTTTTTTCAGATAATCATACAAAGTACCATAACCACCAACAATATCAATAATGCCTTTAGCAGGGCCTTTTAACGCAGATTCAGCAAACTTTTTGAACTCCTCATATGAAGTTCCTTCTGGCTCTAAAACGCTTGCGTCTGTTGTTGTTACTCCACGTTTTTGAAGTTCTGCTTGAATTTCAGCTAATGTTGCCATGACTAATCCTTATGGTTTCTTGTTGCCCAATAATCTAGCTTCTTCGTCCAACAACTCTTGTCTTGTCATTTGGCTAACTGGTTTATCAGAAGCCATTGATTTAGGTGTTTCTAAATCGGTCATGAAAGGAGACTTGTAACCACGCAAACTATAATTGTTATCGTAGAAATAATTCTCAATTGCATCTGCATCTTTAACAACTTTTCTGGCTCTTTCTAACAAGAAATTGATAAGGTCAGCATTTGTTTTTGTTCCTTTTTCCAGCGCAGGGCCGATGGTGCGTGCAAATTCTCGGTCTGTATCTGTAGGGTTTGAGCCAAGAGCTTTAATAAACGAAATAACTCTCTCCCCTGCAAGGGCATTAAATTTATCAGCATTTCCAAGTGCTTCATCATCTTTAGGACTTGTTAGACCAAATGTTGAGAATACACGCAAAGCACCAACACGCACAGGTGCGCCAGAACCAGAAATAGGTTGAGGTGTTTTTAATAGTTCTTGCAATAAACCAGCTTGTTCCATAGCTTTACCTGCTGATACTTTTGCGGCATCTACTCGTTTGGCACTTAATTCTGAAATAGTTTTAGCGCCTTCATCAGCCCCTTTTGAAGATGCAGACGCACTAACTTTGGAAGTTGTTTGGTCAATTCTTCCTTCAAATGGCACACGAATTTGTTTAGTTGGGTCTTTAGGGTCTTTCCTCTTTACAAATTGTAGGTCTTGATTTCTATCATAAAAGACAGCTTCTCCTGTTGCTTCTGAAACACCAATTTTTGGTATATCTTGTTTTTCAGAACCCTCAATTGCTTGAATACTATCTTTAAGTCTTTGTATCGCTTCTTTGTTTTGAACTGGCTGGTTTTCTAAAACACGCAAGCTAGATTTCAATTCTTGCAATCTTGCTTCTTTTGCTTCAAATTCAAAAGGTTTGTTTGCCTGTCCAGCTTTGAGTGTAAGTTGGTCAAAACGCTCTTTATATGCATCTTTAAACGCTTGACTATCAGGAGTGCCAAACTGACTTGCATAAGCCAAGGCATTACGTTGCTCATTGGTCATCTTTTCAGCACCAAGTTGAGTAGCACGAGCCATCTCAGTCTTTGCTTTACGACCTTCTTGAGCAATAGCAATAGCAAACTGTGCATCACCCATTTGAGCAGCGGCTTGAGCAACCTTCATATAAGACTCAGGGTCATTTTGATCTAATCGACTAAGCAAAGCATTGCGTCTGCTAATCATGTCTAGTTGTGGGTCTGTACCACCCAAAGCACCACCAATACCACCACCCAACTGGTAGCCAGCCTGACGCATACCGATAGCGGCTTGTTGGAATGGGTCTAACTGAACTTCATTAGCCGCACGTTGGCGAAACTGAGCCAACTGGTTTGCTTGATATTGTTCAGGAGATTGAAACAATCCTAAGATTTCTGATGTTGCCATGTCTTACCCCTTATGTTCCAAAGATTCTTATGATGTCTTCTGCTGTGTATGTTTTTTGTTGTGGCTGAACACCAAACGCATTATTCAAGGCGCTACCAACCATCGGATTCTGAGCAAAACCAGACAACAAGTTACCAGATGCAGAGTAGGCATTTGCTGGAGCCATAGTAGCGGCTGCATTGATAATGCCTTCACCCAAGAATCTACCGCCAGCCGCTGTACCAGCAGTAGTTCTACCGCCAATATTTACTCCCATTTCTAGGGGTTGTTGTGCAAGATTCTCAAGACCAACACTTGTATCCATAGCGGTAGCAAATGGTTGATAAGCCGCTGTTTGACCAGTGTAGTAACGACCTTGCAAGTTAGCACCAGTGTCAAACAAACCAGCACCAAACTGAAGACGCTGTTGAGCCGCTTGATCTGCTTCAGCAGCAAGAACTAAGTCTTGTTGAGCCAAAGCGTTGTAGTAAGCCGCAAGTTCAGGGCTTGTAGCCATCAGGCTACCGCCTTGAGCAGTAGCCGCACCACCACGACCTTGTTGGAACAGTCGGTTTTGCAACTCAGCTAATTGATTTTGTCGGCTAGGACTAATCAATGCCTGTTGTTTAGAGATGTAATCAGCCGCAGCTTGGTCAGGAGACTTAGCCAAATACTGATTACCCAAACTAAACAGACTCTGTGCCGCACCAGTCAAAGGCTGATAAGCGGCTCTTGCACCCTCAATGTCAGTCATGCCTTGACCAGCCAATGTAGACAAACGGTCTTGGTAACCACGAATCTCAGGACTTGCCGCATAACCAGCACCAATGACATTGCCTTCAGCATCAGTCGTAAAGGCTGATTGACCAAAACGAGTAGTTACGCCAACAGGACGGAACTTAGCGGCATCAGCGGCAATACGAGCAGCTTCAATCTGAGCATCAGCAGAAGTTTGTGCGGCTTGTCTAGCTTGCTCTGCCTGTTTGTTAGCGCCAGCACTACTAAGCAATGACTGAACACCAGCAACACCAAGTTTTCCAACAGTGTCTGGAGTTAGTCCAGTAAAACTAGCTACTTTATCAACCACACCACCTAACAAGCCTTTTGAGGCAACTTCACCACTTAACTCTGCAAGTTGCTGACGGCTAAAATCAACTGGAGTATTACCACCAGCAGAAGTACCAGCAGGGATAATTCCTGAATCGCCTCCAAGCAACCCACTACCAGATACTGCTTGTGAAATTCCAGCCACACCACCTGCTAAGACCGCATTCTTTAAGATGTCTTGCGTTGAATCTCCAGAAATAGCACTAGCCGCACCACTTAGAGCCGCTGCACCAGCAATACTAGCTGTAGCCGTACCAACAGCCGCACCAGTAATTGAAGCGCCAATGGCAGGGATTAAAGCAGGGAATGCAATTGCCGCAACAGCCGCAACAGGTTTTGCTACCTTCTGAACAAACTTTTTAAATTTTTTCCAATTTGCCATGTCAAGCTCCTAACTCGCCAGAATCAATCATTTCTTGAGCCATTTTTCCAAGAGTGGCAAAAACACCAATAAGTTCATAGTCAATCTCTGTTTCCAAATCTTCAGCTTCAGCCAAATCGCTATCAATAATGGCTTGCAATAATTGTGGATACAAAGACTTATCTTGCAAAACACGTTCAGCCAACTGACCAATGCTAATCAAGGTTTGAGGGCTAACACCCTCCTCTTGCATGGCTTGTCGAACCATTTGTTTTGTTTCTGCGACTTGTTGTGCTGTTGCCATTGTTCTTCTCCTTAAATAGTGCCGTTAGCAACCACGTTGCCCAACACAGTGAAATTACCACTAGCATCAATCTTTGCAACAGCAGTAGATGAGTTGTAGATGTACAAGACGTTAGATGTCTCTACAAACGAGAAGTTCGTAAAAGTGCCATCAGCCTTGGTTGCAATGGCAGTCTGAATGTTTGTAAATTCAGTGTCAATCTCAGAACCCTTGACAACCTTACCCGCATTGCCAGAAGCCAAAGCATCTTTAGCGGCGAAATTCGTGGTTTTTGTGTAATTACTCACTGTATCTCCTTAAACCGTTTTGCCATCTTTGGCTTGAATCTCAATCTTTTGAATGCTGATTGGCGAACCATTGATCTGCACTTCATATCCAGTCTGCACAACATTACCAAACCCTGATGCTGGTGCAGTCAACGTACTCAATTGAATACCAGAAGAATAATAAGCAACAGGAACACCATTGTCGCCATACTCAGCCCTTCCATACTCAGCAACAGTAGTCACAGGAATGTTAAGTGTTGCCGAATAATATTGACCAGAGAAGTCGTAACCCCACTTGATGATGAAGCCTTGATTAGAGCCACCAATCACAACAACCGAAATCCTCTTGAGAACAGATGTAACCTCTGACTCGTTAAGGTTTGCGTAGTTGGTGAAGTACTGCATACGGTATGTCGTAGCATGGTCTAGATAAGTACCATACTTGCCAACATAACCATTCTTGCCAATCAGCAAGTCACCATTCCGTCTGGAGTACAGAGAAGTAGGTTCAATAGTGTCCCAAGTTGTTACTCTTGCTGAACCATCTTGTAACTGTGCCTTTGTATCAAATACATAGGTCATCTTAGTAACAGGCAAGTTCAACAAGTAGAAACCGTTAGATTCTGAGTAAACAGCCTTGATGTTTGCCAAGACTTCAGAACTAACATTGGTCATCAAGTCATTACGCACATTCTTTGACAAGTCTCGCAAAGGTGCAGACTTCTCTTGAATAGTACGCAACAGACTACGCACACCACTGTTTGACAAGAAGATGATGTCAGTGCCAGTAGTGGCAATAGAGTCTCTAGACAAGCAACCAATCTCTGCGATGGTGTCAGCCAAAGCCATAGTCGAAGGCGTTGTAGCACCTTCATAAACCAAGATTTGACGCTTGCCAAAGATAAAGAAGTAATTGTTATGAGCAGCCAAGCCCATGATCTGATCTGCGCCATTAGGCCAAACCCTAGATACATCTAACGTGCCTGAAGTGCCACCAGTCCACACATGACCAGCCAACAAGTCAGAGAAGGTGATAGTCACGTTGTCAGTAGATGTCTCAGCAACCCACAAGCGACCAAAGGCAGAAACAACAATGTTTCCAAGCGGAACAGTACCAGCATAGCCAGATTTTTCTGACACTCTACGGTATGTAGATGTACTTACAGCGGGGTCATAAATCAGTGGAGTATGACCAAGCTGGAAGAAGTAAGTGATGCCATTCAAGGATGCACACTGCCAGTTACTAGCTGTGATGGTAGGAGCAGTACCCCCTCCCCCATAGGTCAACTCAACAACAGCATTGGTTCCATCCAACTTGAATAGCTTATTGTTGCCAGCAAAAAGGGTAGTCAAAGTACCGTCAACTTGGACTAATTCATGGATAACACCAATGTTGTTTGCGCCAAGATTGCCTGAAGACGAGTTAACCCTTGACCAACCCTTGCGTGAGCCAACACGACCATACTGGTCAATAACGCAATTAGTGGCAATAGACGCAAACCCAGACACCAAATCTAAAGGCGAGTCTTGGGTATTCAGCCCGAAAAAGCCGGGGGCTGAGATGCCATAGATCATCAATGGCTTGCTCATATAGCCACAAACTCCTGATTTTCAGGGTAACGAGTGCCTTCCAAAGCAATGTAATCAGACAACATAGACTTGTACAACAAGAATGCTTCAGAGGAAGTCAAACCACCGTCTTCGCCACGTTCAACCAAAGCACGAGAATAAGCATTCTGGACAACCAAAACATCAGGAACAAGCACTACAGTCTGGTCTAACGTCAATGTGGCCTGTGGCACTGACAAGCTAAATGGGATGGTATACACGCCATCAGGACGAGGGTAAATATTTACCTTAGTGTCGTAGCTTCCATTAACGCCATCAAATGCATATTCTGAAGGGATGCCACTGACAGGCGTAGAGAAATTCTGTTTGCGGTTCATTGACGCAAAGTCAATGTTCTTCATACCAATATTGCTAGTTGTGTTCAGAACATCAATAACTTGAAACTTCTGACCAGAACCAGTCAAGGCATAGGAGTAAGTACCAGCCGATGTGGTGATGGTAATTGTTGTACCCAAGATATTCCACGAAAAAGCATCTTCAATCTGACGCTTTGCATCATTGACAAACTTGCCAATCAAAGTGGAATAGCTTGTTGCAGTAACGGTTGCTACAGTTGGTTCACGCAACCGAATTAAGACATCGTTTACAAGTTCTAGGTATGTCATCTGCTTTTAGCCTTTGCTTTGTTCCTTGCGGATATAGCTTGAGCTTTTGCCTTTGCGTCAGCTTTGGAGTTAGCACCCCAAGCCTTTAGCGAAAGAAGCAGTCTTGTTGGTTCACCTTTCTTGTCGTATTCAGCGCCATCATTGCCACTCATACGAGCCAAGAAACTTGCTCTGCGGGGGTTATCCCCCGACTTTACTGGTGCTTTGAGATTACCACCAGTTTCTGCATTATAAGAGGCTCTCCCCTTGGCATTCAAGCCGCCACGAGGATTTTGACCAGCTTTTGTTTGCCAAGTGGGAGATTTCATAATTAACGGCGTTTTAGGAATTTACTTGACAATCCACCAACCAATCTGCCGACAGGTTTATTGGCTTGTGATGCGACCGCTTTTTGCAATGCTGGTTTTTTTGCAACAGCAGTTTTGACATTAGCAGCCATTGACTTTACTGAAGACCGAAGGTTGCTCAGAGGTGCTTTACTAGGAGCTTGTGCAACAGCACCGCCTAAAGCTGGTTGAATTTGCTTAGAAGCAGCAACAGCACCACCAAGGGCAGGAGTCATCTTTTTTGGAGCAGCAGCCACAGCACCCCCCATAGCAGGAGCCATTTTCTTACTTGAGGCAATTGCGCCACCACGAACCAATTTTTTCAACATTTTCATATCTATCTCCAGTTAAACTTACACAAACTTACACAGCCTTTTTTGGCTTCTTTGCAGTCTTAGCCGCCTGTTTGAAGTCGGCGGCTGTAGGTGCGGCTTTAGAACCTACCTTGTTCATCTTCTCACCAGAACCAGCTTTGATTCTGGCTCTTTTAGCTTGAAGGTTGCTATAAAGTCCTTGTTTCATTTCTTTTTAGCCTTTCCCGCAACTGATAACGCAATTGCAATTGCTTGGTCTTTAGACTTGACAACCTTGCCATTCTTACCAGAGTGCAAAGTGCCTTCCTTGTACTCCCCCATGACCTTCTTGACCTTTTTCTGAGATTTAGTCATCTTCATAGGGTTATCCCTTAGTACATGATTTTGGCGGTAATCGTGCCAGTTACATAAACTGTGCAGTTTGCTCTCAAATACTTGGGAGCATTGGCAACTGTAACGAGTCCATCAGCAGTTAAAGCAGTTCCAATGGTTGACCAATTTGTACCGTCAAGGCTACCTTGCAAAGCAACAGTGGCAGAAGTAATGCCACTAACTTGCAAAAACGCTGGTTGACCAGAATCAACTTGAACTGCTTTAGAAGCACCTGTTGCGACAACAGCACTCAACAAGGTGACAGGAGTGGTTAAAGATGACATTATTTACCTCTTGAAGATTTCTTCATCATGTTGGTAGCGGTACGACCACCACGCATGGGCATACCCATTTTTGGCTTGCCAACAGCAATCATGACAGTCACAGGGACACCCTTTTTCTTGCCGTACTCTTTGGCTTCTTTCTCGCCTTTTTCAGAGTAGGGAAACTTCTTTTTTCCGACCATAGGCATAGCGTTCTCCTTATTTCCAGATACGATCAACAATAAAGGTAACGATACCGCCCATGAATGAAGCGATAGTCATACCCATCCAAAAACCACCTTTACCCTTGTTGGCAAGTTCCAACAGGGATTTGACATCAGCACTCAATAAGTGCATCTCCTTCTGGAGAGCCTCGACTTGAGCTTCTAATTTGCCGAAATCTCTGGCATCAATATCAGACATTTACAACCTTTCGGGGTCTACCCATACGTTTAATTGTGGGAATGACAGGCGCACGAAAGGCGGTATCTGTACGCACAGAATCATGAGACTCTATGGTTACTTCTGGCTCATCTACCCTCACATAACCCTGATGACCCTTCATGGAATCAATGTCATGTTGCAAGGTGAAAGTCACGGTATTACCTGACTGGAGACAACGAAAAGTAGCCATAAAACCCCTCAAAAAGAAAGGGGGGGACTAGCCCCCCCATCATTAAACTACAGGACGACCAATGATAAGTTGCAATGTAGTTGAATCCAAGTCAACAGAACCTGCTGTTGGGTTATATGTCACGATAGTCACAGTGTTTGCGGCTGAAACATAGGCTCGGCGAACCAAACCAGCTTCACTAACACCAATGGCCATACCAATAACCATGTCACCCAAAGCAACTCCTGCAACGGTTACTGTGTCTGTAGCTGTAGCTGTAGTAGCAACTGAGCCGCTATCTAGAGTACAAGAAACATCCCAAGTGTCTGTAAACAAGCCACGAAATTGATCGTTTCCACGGCGGGAAACTACTGCTGTTGCTGCTGCCATTTTGATTTCTCCTAATTAAGTTAAAAAAGTCCCCCCACCACTAGGGCAGGGGGCGCAACTGCAATTAGCTAGGAACAACCAAAGCGAACATGGAAGAAGACTTAGCTGCTCCCACAGAGGCGGCATCACGCAAAGCGGCAACACCGTACAAAGTGTCAGAAGTGAACAGAGTAGCCAAATACTCTTGTTTGTACTGAACTTGTGAACGGACACCAACTTGCTCAACCAGAACCATGGAGTCCTTGTGACCCATCAAGCAGACACGAGCAATAGCAGAACCACTTGCGGGGAAAGTGGAAGTTGCAGATGCAGAGTCAGCATTGCTGGAAGTGAACACAGGGATACCATACAGGTTACCGATTTCACCGTTGCGGATAGCATCGCCATTACCGACAAATGCTTGTTCGGTGTAACGAGCCAGACCCATCAGGGTGTTGCGGCTTGATGGAGGGATGATAAAGAAACGATTGTCCATAGGAGTATCGTTGTCATCCAAACGCTGAATAGTGCGGCGAATAGCGGCATCAGTCAGGGCGGAAGCGTTACCAGTGTTGGTGTTAGCTGTGTAGTCAAAGGTAGTTGTACCGTCACCACCGATGAAGGCAGAACCGTAACGTGCGCCAGAAGAACCACCGTTAGCCAAACGACCCAACTGAATCAAGTCGGTATCAACTTGACGAGACAGGGCGTAACCAGCATCAGAAGTGTAGAACTGACGCATAGAGTTCAGTGCTTGGGCTTCCACGATGTCCTCGATCAAGCGGCTATATTCATAGTGCTTGTTGATAGACACAGTAACTTCAGACTCAGTAGCGGCAATCAAAGTGACTGCTGTCTCAGCGGCTTTAGCAGAAGCAGAACCACGGGTAGGTGCAGGAATGTGAACAACGTCACCTTTCTTGCCCTTGAAGTTCATCTTCATAACAAGGTTAGCAAGAACTAAGTTTTTCTTGTAAGCCGCTACGATTTCATCTGACCAAATCTCTGGGATGAATGTTGCGCCAGTGCTTGTGGTCACTGAATTGGTGGGGGAAAATGATGTTGCCATGTTGTATCTCCAATAAAATCAAAAGTTAAGTTATTTGACTCGTCCCTCTGCGTATGCCTGCATGATTTCATCACTCAAAGCATCGTAGCGGTTCGGGTCTTGCATCTTCAGCCGAATAAGGTCAGCCCTTCGGTAAACTCTTTTTCCAGATTCACCAGTACCACCTACATCTACAGATGCGGCTTTGAGATTAGTCTTGCGTTGGGCTTCCCCTGCATCGCTAGTCTGTTTAGCCTTAACACCCTTCAACTGCTTGTAGGTACTAAGCAGTTCGTTAGCACTGTCATAGTCATACTCACCATCAGCTTTAGCGTACAAACCAATGCGAACAGGAGAAGATTTCACCCAATTCACAAAGTCCGCATCCTGAGCAATCTGACCGAAATCAGGGTGTTCAGCCGCCAGCTTTTGCTGAATCTGCATCTTTTTGAACTCAAGAGCCGCTTGGCGACCCGCAAGGACATCAGGATGGTTATCAACAGTCTTACGAACAGCCGCTTGTGGATTCTCGAAAAAATCTACTTCTGGCTCGTCCTCTTTAACAACTTGAGACTTTCCCGCAAGGTTCTGCTTAATGAGTTCATCCGCTAATTTGCGTACTTCACCCACTTCTTGAGCTTGCTTGCCAATCAGCTTTTCAGCCTCTTGGTGCATCTTGATAATGTCTGACAGTTCTTTGCCCCGATACTTGTCGGGAATGTCATCACTAGCTTGCTCAACTGTGGAATGAAGTTTCTGCTTTTCAACGACTTCTAATTCACTTTGCAACTCGTCTGGGTTATCAATCAACATTGTTTTTTCCTTTTTCCTGCCACTTTTGGGTTCTAGGAGATCACAACGGCATAAATGCTTATGTTGTGGCTTTGCGCTCTGCCGCTAACTTTTCACGGTGTTTATGGTCAAACTGCATATGTGCAGTAGGGAAATGACCTGACCACCCTTCCAATTTAACGCTAGGTGCGCTCATGATGCGACTGGCTGAACCACCGCACTCACACTGAACAGACTGCAACTCATAATTGCAATACCGTTCAATTTTGTGTCCGTTTTCACAGACAAATTCATACATTCTTTTCATTCAATTCCTCGTAGGCTCGTTCGCTGACCTCTTTCAAGGTTTTCAGCCAAGTCAAGATGGAAAGTTCACCTTTTCTGAACATCAAGGTCTTTTCATCAGGAATCACGCTTATATTATTCAAGGACTCTATCATATTGTCAATGTCAATAGTCAAGTCCTTCCAGCCTTCCATGCTCATCATGTCAAAGCGGGACTCGTAATAGCGTTGGAGTTCTGGTGTCACCAAGGCACTCCTGTGGCGGTTGTTGGATTCTTCTTGGCTTCAATCTGTGCCGCTAAAGAAGCCTCAACAGCGTCCTTGTCCACACCATTTGCCCAAATCCATCCCAACACGGTTTCTTGTGTCAACTGGTTATAGGCAACAGTAGGAGTGCCATCAGACCATGAGCAGGTGGCGTAGGTGGATGCTGAGTAGTCACCATCAACTGCTGTGGCTTGCCAGTGGGCAGTTGTTACAAATCCATCAGAGGTTTGACGGTCAAGCTGTGAAATGTTCCAAGTTACGCTCATGCTGATGCTCCTTTAAGGGCGGCTACGTCTGCCTGTAATTGGGTGATGAGGGCTTGTTGTTCTTGTATGGCTTTGACAAGCACTGGAATAAGTGTGTCCTTGTCCAACATTTTTTGGTTATCTATAGATTTGGACATTGATTCATCCAATGTCGTAACTGCTTCTGGAATTACTGTTTCTACTTCTTGAGCAATAAAACCCAAGTTAGTTTTTCCATCACCATTTATCCATTCAAAACTTACTGGTCTAAGAGCACTGATTTGTTGTAACCCATAACCAATTCCAACAATGTTTTCTTTCAATCTTTCATCGGAAGTTGTTACAAGCAGTCCTGATACAGTATCAATATATGATTTCAATGTTTCAGTTCCACCAGAATTTGAATTGAAAATAACAATGGCAGAAGCTGAAGTAGTTCCTTGTCTATAAAATTGAGCCGCATTATTATCGCCACTTGATTTAACATTTAATCTTGAGGTATATATATTTGCTGTAGTCCCCACCAGCAAGTTACCGCTGGAGTCGATGCGGGCACGTTCATTTGTATAGCTCAAATCATAGAAACGATGATTTGTTGATGCGTAAAAATTGTCGTTGCTTTGCCCAACAATAAGACCAGCACCACCAGTGGCGGCTACAGCAAGTCTTCCTGATGGCGAACTCGTACCAATCCCCACATTACCAGAGGTATCAAGCACCATACGAATAGCACTTGCTGTGGAATCGTAAAAATACAGATTGTTTGCATAACCAGCCGCCGCCGCATTACCGCCAACACCAATCTCGTAAGTTTTTCCAGAAGCACCAGAATTTGATAATCTGAATGTACTGTAACCGGAAGTTGAACTTCGGCTGACTTCTAATTGTGCGCCGGGCGAAGCAGTACCAATCCCCACATTACCGCTTGAGTCAATCCTCATCGACTCCACACCGCCTTCAGAGAAAGCAATAGTGTCAGCCGCAGGGAAGAAGATGCCTGTGTTGGTGTCGCCTGTAGTTGTGATGGCAGGAAGTGCCGCTGTACCAGCTACAAAAGCCGCTCTTTGGCTTGTGTCAATCGTGACAGCGGTGGTTGTTCCATTGGTCTTCAGTGCAAGGCTACCAGCACTATCTATTGAGCCGTTATTAAGAGTTACTTGAGTTGCCATGTTTTATTTCCTTTAAGGTGTTCCATTTGCGACAATGTTTGTCGCAGAAGTGATGACTCCAGTTGAAGACATAGAAGCAATTGTCGTTGCTCCATACTTAAACAGCAATTTACCGCCAGATTCTTCAATTGTAAAGTTTGTGGTCAGCAACTTGGGTGTAGATGCGGCAGTCCCTGTTGTGTTCTGGTTCAACGTAGGAATGTCAGCCGCAACAATCGCCCTGAATGTAGGCACTCCAGCAGAAGCATTAGGGGCGGCTAAGACATAGTTTGCAGTCTTAGAAGCATAAGGGTTCTGAGTGTCTCCATAACCAGAAGCCAAGCTAATAGCGGGAGTAGTACCACCAGAGGACGCAACAGGAGAAGTACCAGTGACAGAAGTCACAGTCCCTGTAAAAGCATCATTTGAGGTGATTGTGAAGTTGGGATATGTACCACTGATAGACGTTGTACCCGCACCAGTCAAAGAAACAGTCTGGTCAGGGGCAGAATTGGTAATGGTAATAGTTCCAGCACCCTCAGTAATGCTGATACCTGTGCCATCAGTTAGAAAAGCATTTTCCCAAACACCAGCCACAGCATCGTAAATCAAGGTGTTGCCAGATGCTAACGATGTGAAGTTGACATTTCCATCTGTTCCACCCAATACAGAACCAAATGAAGGACGAACAAACAATACGCCATTTGAGGAGCCAACATGAACAACAGCCGCCACAATGCAAATAGCATTAGGCACTGCTGGCTTGGTCTTGGTCAAACCACCTGTGACAGATGGGTTGTAGTAAAGAACATCACCTTGCGCCCAACTCTCTGCTCCACCAGTTGTGTTGATTGACTTAACTTCACCAAAAGTCGTGACAAAAACCCAATCGTTTGTAGAGCCAGTTTCAGCGGCAACACCAAGAATGTAGTGTGCTTGTTCTGGTTGCAAACCTGTAGCTGGTGCGGCTCTCAATCCACCACTAGCACCAAGAGTACCAGTGAACATCAACACTTGGCCTTTGGTAGCCGCAGAAGATAACTTGACTCGGTAATACAGTTCTTCACCAATGTGCTGAACCTGATTGCCATTCATATGGAATGACAATGTTTGGAATTGATCTTCAGCGTTGTAATACAACTTACCAGTTGCATTCGTAACAGTTGCGGCAGTGTCAAACTGGATGAAATCAGGTGATGAGATACCACCTGTGATGCCAGTCATTGATGTGATGTTGTCGTTTGCACCAGCAATCGCCCAACTTTGGTCAATCTTCTGCCAAACAGACCCGTTGAAAATCAACCAGTCCCCTGCTTTCCAGTCAGTGATGCCGTTTAGGTTTGTAGAACCAGCAGTGTCAACAACATAATAATAGCCGCTTGTTCCAACACTAGAGGTGAGAGTAGGAGTGTTTGTAGACGCATTCCATGTTCCTTGGTAATTCAAAGCACCAGCAACATTACCCCATGAAAGGGTAGAACCATTGGTAGTTAAGAACTTGCCAGAATTCCCTGATTGGCTAGGAATCAGGTTGTTAATCTGGGTTTGAAGTGAGGCTAGAGTATCAAGTACAGACTGAGAAGTGCCGCCACCGTTAGTAATGACTTTGATGCGTTCTGCAAGATCAGGAGCAACAACTTCACCAACATTGAGTTCACGACCAGAAGACAGTGTAATAACAAGGCTACCGTCAAAATCAATGCGAGCAGCGGTAACAGAAACACCGTCAGTACCATCCACTCCATCACGCCCATCTCGACCAGCGTCACCTCGATCACCTTTAGCGCCATCTTTGCCTGATCGTCCATCTTTTCCATCTCGACCATCCTTGCCATCAGCACCATCACGACCATCTTTGATGGAGGCTACACGCTTTTCAATGGAGTTACCCACATCGTCAAAGCGGGAACGAATGTCAGATTCAATCTTCTTGAGAGCCTGAACAACTAGGTCAACATTCTCACCAATCTTGCGCTTTTGCACTTCTTTTGCTTGAGCAACAGACTGCCGAACAGAATCCAAAACAGCCATTTGCTGCTCTGGAGTCATGTTTTTAAGGATTAACTCCTTGGCAAGATTTTCGACATTCATCGCACAATTCCTGTCTGGGAAGCATTCAATTGTTGCGTCAGTTGGTTGAGGAAGTCTTCTTCCATGCCAGCCATCTTGTTATTCTTCTCTGACATCTGCAATTCAACAATCTTAGACTTGTTCTTGATGTCGGCTTCTTTCAACATCAGTTCAGCAATCTTAACCCGCTTGTCAAACTCACGAGAAGCCGCTTCATCCTCATTGGGCAAGTTCTTAGTGGTTGCACCAAGCACTTTAGCCTGAATCTCTTGAGGCATCAACTGTGCTTCCATCGACAACTTCACAGCATTTGCTTTGTTTTCTTCAGCCTGAGTCGTGTTGACAGCAATCTGAGCCTGAGCCGCTTGCATTGCCAATTCAGCTTGCATTTGTTGCATTTGCTGTGCTTGCGGGTTAGGCGCACTCATCTCATCCAAAGCCGCAACCAACTCATAACGGTTGGTTAGGCTAGAGTTAGACAAGATGCCCTTCAAGATGATAGGCAGGACAGGAGTATCAGGGCCAAGAGTCTGCAACAAGCCAATGAACAGCTTTTGTTCGTACTCACGAGCAATGATGCCCAAAGTGGCAGTCGGGATAAAGTTCATGTCCACAGAAGGATAACGCTCTGGGTCAAACTGCATATAGCGGAAAGCAGCCTTCTTGATGAATGGAATCAGGAAGTCTTCTTGGAAGTTAACTAGTGTGCGCTTGTACTTCTTGATGATGGTGGCAACAGCCATAGACATACCATCACCATCACGAGCAGAATTACTAACCATTCCCTGTGAATCAAGAGTGCCAGTGGCTTGCAACAACATACGCTCAAACTCTTTGGCGGTTGCCAAGTTGTTAGGGTCTGTCTCGCCAAACTTAAATGGCATCAAAATCTCTGTTGGAGAGCCGTTTACAAGGATAGCTTTTCCGGGCTTGACCTCAAACTTAGCACCACGAGGCAAACGAGTTGCATCCATTGCAATCATTGGGCTAGTGGTCAGCGCCAAAGAGTCTAAGTGGCTACGAGTCTGGGCATCAATAGCTTTTTGCATATTGAAAGCCTTCTCAACCGTACCCCGACCCAACAAACGGTTAGGAATCGTGTCATCTTGATAGCTCAAGACTGGACGATCTTTCATCATGTAAGGGTTTTCTTCAGCTTTGAGCAACAAACCATCGTTGGCAATGACCACAATGGCCTCAACCATGTCTGTGTAGTCTTCAGCGGCTGAATTTTCAGGGAACAACTCGACAATTTCTTTGTTTTCTGTCAAATTGTTCAGGTATTCACGAGGCACAAGACCGTAATAGGTCAGCAAAAGCACCTTTTCGTCCTGATATTGGCTAACCTCTTGGGTTGGTTCAAGATCGGTGTCTTCATAGGTAGGGGTGATGTCAACCTTTCGGTAGATTCCACGTTCAATACCTTCAACAACCTTATGAATTGACACGTATTTCTCGATTGCCACGCCCATACAGTCATCAATGCTTGTCCCATTAGGGTCAAACAGGAAGTTCTTGGGGTTCACAGGGACAATCTTGACCGCAATGCGGTTAGTCTCAGTCACACCAATAGCCGCCTGACCTGTTTGGTTAGGGATGGCACGAGTTGTAGGGATGTATTCCTTCTCAGTCTTGACGATGATCTCGCCAATACCTGTTCCATAGATTTCAGCCATCAACTCGATCTGGTCGATAGATTTCCTGATTTTGTCTTTCTTGAAATCTTCCATGAGTTGAGCCTTGATAGCTTCAACGTCTAATGGATTACCGTCAATATCCTTGATGTCATCTTGGATGTCAAAGAATTCGCCCTGACCAAAGATAGCTTCCATGATCTCAGCATGGCGGGTTTCTACGGCTTGTTGTGTGGCAGGGGTGACGATGCGGCTACGCTCAGATTCACGAGTCTTGTCTTCAGAAGCCCATTGACCACGGAAGATGCGTTCGTACTCTAGCCAATCTGGGAGGAAGTTGACATCACGGTAATCACGCCAGCGTTGGCAGTGGTCAACAACAAATGCAGTGATTTCCTTGTCAGCCTCTGTTGGCTGATAAAACTGGTTCTGCTCTAACTTCACTTGTTTGTCTGTTGCCATAGTGTTACCTTATAGATGTGCCAATTGTGCTACCAAAAGGGTCAGCATAAACTGGAGATGATTCAGGCATAGGCATCCGCAAGTCTTGTGGTGTTGCAAATGGACTCATGCCTTGTCTTATCCGATCTAAAGCAAACTGCTGTGCCTTAGTATAAATCTCTGGTGTAGGTTCACCACCCATTTGCAACAACTGAAGCTCTTGTGCAGTCAAGGTGGGAACAATCAAAGGGTGCTGTATTACTTGACCATCTAACTCAAATGACGATGACAACTCTGTCATTGGCATCCCTTCAGATGTCGGGATAGCTCCAAAATAACCACGGCCTTTAATCTGAGGTTGGTCGGCTACCGACTCTGAATAGCGCAATCCATAGGGGGCAAGAGGGTTTACATCTGGCGCACTGAAATAGTCAGGAAACATCCCGCCAACTATTCCTTGTCCTTGATTCCCCATTGTTGCCATAGTGTTACCTTAAAAACCCGAAATTACGTCAAGGGGCTCCCACTCATCTTCTTGGTCATCTTGGAAGTATGAAGTGACAGCCAGTTGGTCAATGTACGATAGGGCATCTGGTAGGTCATCATGCACACCTTGGGATGGGAACATCAAGAGTTGATCTTTGAATTCATCCCAATCTTCCTCGGAGTTCAGCACAATTCTGCCATGCTCAAACCGTCCTTGAAGTGACCAAATGATACGGTCGGTTTTTTTACGATTACCGTGGGTCAAGTCAACTATGTGCGAATATACATTATTCTTCCGCATCAAGTCACTCAAATACGGCAAAACTGCGTTTTTTAGCGCACCCTTCTCAATTCCTATGGAAAGTGGCCTGTATTCCCGAATCTTGAGCAAAATGGTGGCGGCAGTCTCCCGAATGTCCCACCGTCCATAAACAATCTCTTTGACGAACCATTTACCCTCGTCTGTCACCTTGACCACAGCAATGGCAGTCTGGTCTAACCGCTTCTTGGAGTTAGCCGCTTGTTTAGCAACCTCCTCAAAACCAGCCAAGTCAACAGCAATGTAGTAGCTACCATACTCAGGCTCAACACCGTATTTCAGCCATTCTTCCTTGAAAACGTCAGAACCAGCGTTTGTGAACGAGGCCATATATTCTTGCTTGAAAGCAAAGGAGGAGAGGGTTTTCTTGGCAGACTCAATCTCAGTTGGGTCGATCAGGGGATTGTCTTGGGTAGTGAAATGCCAAGATTTCCAATCTGGGTCAGATTCGCTCTCGCCCAATCTAAACAAATCGTAGAACCAGTTTCGACCTTTTGGAGTGCCCAAAAATAAGGCTCTACCTTTTCTGTCTGACAGAGATGCTCGAATAACTTGCTCCCAAGCCTCTGGCTTAATGTCTGCTACCTCATCCAATACGGCATAGGTCAAACTCACGCCACGGAGGGTATCTGGTCTATCAGCACCACGGACGTATATGGTTGCCCCATTGATTGTGGTGATGTCTTGATTATTGATGTGTGCAGATTGGATAACCTCTTTACCAAGTTCCATCAAGACTTGCCAAATAATCTGCCTTGCTTGACCGTTGGTTGGAGCCACATAAAGTACAGCAGAACCTTGTGGACAACGTAAAGCCTCAATCAATAGAGTAATAGCGCATAAACGAGATTTACCACACCGTCGACCAGCAGCTACGACCTTGAACCTCGATGTGTCTTTAAAAACTTCCTCTTGCCACGGCAACAGAGAAAAATTCAAATCAGCCATTTTTTGCCTCAATATCCTCTGCGTCGACCACTGGTGCATGGGAAATCTCCCCAATGCCTGTGATGTTGATTGTCACTGCTGATCGCTGCTTTCCTTCTTTCTCAAACAGGGAGACAGGGAGCATTCTGTCCATACAGAGTTTGATTGCAGCCATCTGAGCAGGGTGTTCGTCATTCATGGCAATCTCAACTGCCTTGTGGACAACGTTAGAACCAGCACTGTTTATCAGGAGTTCTTTGAGTTCTTTGACTCTTTGAAGTTCAGTCTTGGGAAGTAGAGCAGGAGGACTATCGGCATAGCGAGCCATAGTCATAGGTTTGGGAATAGCAACAGCTACAGGCTTGGGCGGCCTACCACGAGGCTTTTTCAGTTTGTCAGGTAAAGCGTCTATTGCATTCATCTTTTGTCCACAGGAGGGAAGTTAGCGATTACTTTACATCAGAATAGGAATCTTGTATAGTGCAGACAAACGGGGATCAGAACCCATCCCTCTATGCGGTTGAGCCGACCAAGTAGGATAAACAGGTAAATCATGTGGTTTCTAGTAGGCTCCCTCATGTCGTGATGACATCATGGGAAAGCTGAACAGGACAAGTTGCGTGAACAGGTCTGTCTAACAGATATAACTGTAACCAAGATAAACGAGAGGCTCACTCCTTACTTAGGAGTATTACCCGTCTTCCCCCTCGGGTTCTCGTCCATTGTTACTGCTACATAAGAACATTCCTTCTTTTCTTAAAGCCAGTCTTGTTGTGTCAAACATCTAGATTTAGCTTTTCGAGTGGGAGGGAGGCTACAACAATATTCTCTCTACTCACCCACCCCCTCCCCCCCATAGTAAGCACTCACACTAGGCGAAGTAAGCGCACACTAACTAGCGGCTTGATACGACAGATATTATGTTAACTAGTTGGGCATAGGGAAGTGATGCACCATTTCAGGGCATCCTAGGGAATCCAATTCATACCGCATTATGTTAAATAGATAGAACCTATTGATTAGCAGTTATTAATAGATATAAATAGGGGATAGATTAGGGTTTGTCCTAATGTTTATTGTTTGACATTACCCGATAATATATTCACTGCAAACGAAAAGCAGTGTTTCAACAATCAACTCAATAGGTGTAAAGATGAGTACATTTCCTAAGACAGCACAAGAAGCATTAAGCCAACTACAAGCCATTCCTACAATCAAGGAGGACTACAGTGCCTTCAGATTAGACAGGTTATTCCACTATGACCCATATTGCCTAGAAGGGTATTCCGTAACAGAAAAGCAATGGGTGGTCTTGTGGTATCCAGAAATGATTGATTAATCTGACAGTTCAGCGTTAAGCCCTTCGGGGCTTATCAGTGCATTGTCAAATGTGCTATTTCAACAACAAACTTAATAGGTGTTCACATGAAATATCAAAAGCCAATCAATATCTGGAATGTCGTTCCCGCATCACGCATCAAAGACATTCAGCCGGGTCAATGGGTCTATGCTGGAGACAAGGCGGACAAGGGAATTTTCTTAGGTGTAAGGGATAGTGGTGTAGTGGTTTGTGCTTGGTATCACAATGCTAAAAATTCCAAAGACTTTAGGGGTTATGTTAAAACATTGAGACAATATGCCATTCGTTAAATTCTAGGGTTAAGGGTATTGGAAGCAGTACCCTTGCACCTAGGGATTTTCCTAGGGCTTTTTAATAGGTGTTCAAATGGATAAACAAGTGCAACAAATGGAAAGCCTAAACAGGGCCAAAAATGGCGATTCTCTGGCAAACTTTCCCGCCATTATTTCGGGCTTTATGGATAAGGGAATCAATGCTAGCGACATCATTCCAAGGGTTAATGTGTTCACCTATAACGCTTGGAAAGCCCTAGGCCGTCAAGTAAACAAAGGCGAGCATGGCGTGAAAGTAGTTACATGGATAGATACACATGACAAGGCCACAGGGATGCCTACAAAGTTATGCCGCCATTCGACTGTTTTCCATATCTCGCAAACTAATCCCATTCAGTGATTATTTGCTACACCTAGGGTTTGTCCCAATGGTGTAGTGTTCAACACTATCACACAATCAATCGTCAATCAACTTAATAGGTGTTCACATGAAATTTGCATTCATCCCAAAAGCCCAATACAAAATCGGGCAAATCATTCAAGTGCATGGTAAGCCCATGCGTGTAGAGTCTTACACACACACTGGCAAGAACGTCACAGTACACACGCTAGAGAATGCCCCTAAGTTTCAGAGAATCATCTGCATCTGTACCGATGCACCCTCAATCGAAGGGGTTTGACATGGATAAATCAGAAATTCTTTACGGTATCGTGTGCGTGATTGTATTTGCTTGCATCGGTATCATGCTTGCATGGCGGGGTTAAGAATACAAACCATTGCCCTTGTTCTAGGGCTTTGGCTTGCATTTTGACAATGTAAGGCTTGCAGGGGCTTGCCTGTGCTTTTGAATAGGTGTTAATCATGATTCAACCTTCACACTTCACAAGAATCAAGAATGACGTTAATGGCAATCCTCGTCATGTTTGTCATTTCTTGATGTTTTCCCGCAATTATGAAGATGCGTTAGCCATTGCTAAAACATTGGGCGGCAAAAAATTCCATAATAAACAATACGGCGGCGGCATTGTGTTTCAATCGTACAGCTTGCCAGAGTTATGCAAACGCATTAACGAAATCACCCAAAAAACAGAGGTGGCAGCATGAACGACAAACTTGAATGGAAAGCCCTTTGGGATGCAATGGATTCAAACCCTGACCAATGGATACCCACAACAGAATCAATGTATTGGGAAATGCTGGAAGTCTTGCCGCCTGAAATAATGGCTAGAACGGCCTTTTTGGTTGGTGAAGCCACACGCCACACAAAAGACGGTAAAGCTGTCTATTCATGCTTTAAACAAGTAAATGATGATTATTTTGCAAAGCATTTAACAGTCGCAGAGTTTAAAAATCAATTTGTACCGCTGAAAGGATGGGTTTCAGCATGAGCAAAAAAGAATATCTGCAATGTGTTTTGCGCCTGTTAACTCCTGAACAAATTTTGCTCAGTGCATCAAATCCAACACCTTACATGAAGCCAATTCACATAAAGCTGCATTATGTGGCTCTGCGTCGATTAGGTCATGAGGTGACAGCATGACGCAAACCCAAGCCCTGACCCAAGCCCTTGTTTTGGCTATAACTGCACCTGATGACCAAAAGGCGCAGATGGCGATTGATTTATCTCTTGAGCTTGCAAAGCGTTTAAACGCTGCGGATGTTGAACGCTGCAAAGCTGATGCTCTGCTAATTTTGGGGACAACATGATTTATGCCACAGTTGCCTTATTGCTTAGGATAATTTTTCGCAAACAAACTTAAAAGGTGTTAAAAATGAAAACAGTTTCAATAGGTTATTTTCGTGAAGATGGTGACTTTTCTTTGTTCGCCACGCTGAACAACCTTGACGAGCACATGAGTCAAGATGAATTCATGGAGTTAGTTAACAGCGTTGCGTCTGAATTGTGCAGGGCAACAAGGGGAGAGGTGCATACGCTTGAACGAGAAGATGCGCCCGATTATGTAACCTTAGACTAAGTTAGTGAGCACTTTCCTAAATTAAGCCCTTCGGGGCTTTTTTCTTGTCTGCCTATACCTTACCCTTCCCAAGCCAAAAAACCCGCCTAAAACGGCCTATAAATCGTCTGCAAGGTCATCGTCAACAAACAAACAGATTCCGACATGGTTAAGGTCATGGTCAGGCCGCAAACCAACACGCCAAAAATGTGCTGCCCATCGGACAGAGATTCTTGCCCCTTCAGCTACCGAACCGCTGCCAATGTGGGAGAGTGCCTTTTTTTCTTGTTCAGAATAAAAAACAACTTGACCCTTTTTGCCTTCAGGCTTGGGTGAGCGCTTTTTTGGCTTCAATTCCATTGATGGTGTGCCTCAAATATTCTGCGATTAGTAGGGCTTCGGCTTTGTTTATGTCCTTTTTGAGCTTTAGTTTGGCTTCAGGCCATAAGTATCTAGCCATGTCCAGTGATTCGTTTTTGTCTGCGGTTAGGTGAAAGTGTTTTTTCCAGCGTTGTGGAGTGACCAAATGCACAGGGTATCTTGTCAACTCGCAAACCGCCGAAATCACACCCACAGCCCTGCCAAACGAAAAGGTAGAGCTAACCCCTTGGTTTGGCATTGAATGGACTTGTTCCATGCAAATCTCTGCACCCTCTTTAGGGTCTACTAGGCCAAGAATCCTGCTTTTGAAAACCAAGGCCAAGATGTGTTTGTCTTGGTGTTCAATGTTGAAGGCTTCCAAGTAATTGCCATGATGGTCAACTGCCCCAAGTGCGCCATTGATGCTGCCCGGGTCTACGCCCAAGTAATAAGTCATTGATTTTCCTTTACTTTTTGCAAGAATTCCTCTTGGATGCCCTTGTAAAACCCATAAATGTCATTCTCCAACTCTTTCACCCTGTGCCATGCATGGTGCTTGAACCCCTGTGTTTTCGCCATCCTGACAAGATGCGATAAGGTCTGGTATCGGTGTTCCTCGGAGGTCGCCACATATCCACAATGCTCTGGTGACTGCAAGTTTGGAATAGTTGTTGATTCCATTTTTGTGTTCATCAAGTAGTTGGTTTGCCTCTAGCCTAGTCATACAAAATCCAATACAAATTGTTGTAATCTTTTATCTTGCAAGGGTTTGTAATCTAAATTAAGTTCACATCCAAGATATTGTCGGTTTAAATGTTTTGCTACTTGAGCTGTCGTGCCGCTACCCATAAAAGGGTCAAGGACTATGCCGCCAATGGGCGCGCCAGCAAGGATGCAAGGCTCAATCAAGTCTGATGGGAATACTGCGAAATGTGCGCCAGCGTAGGGTTTGGTTGTGACTGTCCACACACTTCGTTTGTTTGCCATTCCACCCGCAAGGGTTGTTTTGTTTTCTTCTCCAATAACTTGATATTTTTCAATATTTGCTTTAACCCCTGCATCTGCTTTTTTATTACCCCATGATGTTTTTTTTCTTGCGTGTTCTTCAGCATATGCGGCTGGTTCTGCAATCGACATTCGGTCATAGTAATATTTTTGTGACTTGCTCAACAAAAAAATGTACTCATGCGCCTTGGTGCATCTGTCTTGCACCGACTCAGGCATAGGATTTGGCTTGTGCCAGATAATGTCTTGACGTAGATACCAGCCATCAGCCCTCAGTGCAAAGGCAAGCATCCAAGGGATGCCAATAAGGTCTTTGGTCTTTAAGCCTGTCTCATGCAGTTTGTCCAGCTTTCTGTCATTGGCTGGCATATTGTTTCTGCCTTCACGTTGGTACTCAGGACTAGCCCTTGCAAAGCCATTGCTGTTGCAATAACTATCCCCAATGTTTAGCCATAGCGTCCCATTGTCCTCAAGCACATCCCAAACGCATCGAAACACCTCAACCATTGCCTTGATGTATTCCTCTGGTGTTTCTTCTAATCCAAGCTGTGCATCAATTCTTGTTGCGCCACATTTGTGGCAGTGAGTGGATGAACCGCCTCGATGTGCTGTTTCAGGTCTTAAAACACTTGTTCCACGTTTGGGGTCATTCCATTTTGTGGGCATGGAGATTGAGTGTTCGCAGTCAGCATCACCACCTTCCCACTTGGCTGTTCCATAGTCACGCAAACCATAGTAAGGAGGGCTAGTTATGCAGGTTTGTGCTTTGATTCCATGTTCTTTCCACTTACGCATGGTTTCTCTGCAATCACCAAATTCAATTTTATTCATGTTCTACCTCTCAAAGCCGCCAATTTAGCCCTGATTTCGTCAGGCATAGGCACTGATGACCTTCTGCTGTGTTCAATGGCTTCTAGGGCTGTTTCTGTGCGTTTAATCTCAGGAATCTCAGCACCATCCCATCGTTGTTGGTTCAGGTAGACCAAAGGCGCAGGGATGAAAGCACCATTTGACTTTAGCCATTGCTCTGTTGTCTTGAGCCATTGAACGTGCTTGATGATTTGGTCTGCTTGGGTGTCGCAGTAGGACTTTATCCACACCTGTTTGCATTTGGACTTAGCCCCTTTTCTTGGGTTACTAGGCCATACTTTCCAGAAGTCTTCAAACATTGCATTCTCTTTAGACATAGGTTCTCCAAGGGTGGATAGACAAGAATCTATCCTCTCCTCTCCAGACAGTTTAGTGTTCATTCATTCACTCCTATTAAAATTGAAAAACCAAAAAGCCCCAAGTGCGCTTGACGGATTTGTTCGCTTATACAACTGGCCTTGTTTACCACCGATGTACCAGTTGCTTTACCAGTCGCCAAATCAACGCTGGTCACGTTTTGCACAAGGGGTGTACTTGTGTGCGGTGTTTTCTTCCAAGCAGTCCATGCAGACCCACTAGTAACGTCTGGAGTACGGATGCGGAGTAGGAATAAAAAAAGCCACTTAGCTCTACCCTCGGTGAGAACCCTAAAGCAAAAACCAAGGGCGAGAGTAGAATTAAGTGGCTTCATTTCATTGCTTCTCACGGCAACGACTCAATGATACATCAATAACAGTTTGTGTTGCAATTATTTCCCCAGCAACAGGTTGTGCAAGTCACATAACGACCATTTGCATAGTAGGTATGTGTTGAACAAGCCGCCCAAACTGTCAGGCTAGATACCGCTAAGTACGCACCAATAATGGCTTTTTTCATGATTTCTCCTTTAAACAAAGTAGTTGCTGAACCGACTCTCACACTTCAAAAAATCTAAAGCACCCCTACGATGAACAAGGTCTTTCCAGTTCCCTTGGACATAAGTCTCATGTGTCGTGCCATTGGCATGGCGAGGCGTATTCTCTGATTTAGTCTCAATCAGCTTCATCCGACCAGCATTGGTCAAGTGCCACATATCGCCAATCTCCACCACCAAACCATTCATTTCAAGGTTTTTCAGGTGGGTGAGGCAGTGATACGAGCCAGGCGAATAAGTCTCTGTTGTGGTGAATGAAACGCTACTTCTAGCTCCGTTTGTCAGACGTTTGAGGGTTTGCAGTTGTGGAATTGACAGTTTCATTGTTTAACTTCTTGTTGATGGATTGTGCCAACAGTTTACGCAACCAGTTGGCTCCTCCA